GACAGCAACAAGGTGGAAGGATTGAATACAAATCCATTTGAGGGAGCATGAAAACAAATATACTGCCCGGCATACCAGACAGCATTAAAAGTCTCCGGCTGAAGCTTGCGCCAATCTTTTTCCGTAAATACACCGGAGGTCAGTCTGCGCGGAGCAGCACCTGGTTCAACAAGATAAAGACCGTCCAGACTCGGAAAGATTACTCCCAAAGGAGAAGCGGCAACGCCGGCAGCGGACGTACAGGGCAGATACCCATCAAGCTTGGAAGGAACCGCAAGAGCGGGATCATCAACTGTAATTGTATGGACGTTGGCTTCTGTAAGGACCACCAAGGTATTCCCGGCTGCTTCCATAGCAATGATCCTGTGCGGAACTGACATGGAATATCCATCCGGCCATGCATGAGGGTAACCCGGCTCTGAAAGGAATATTTCGTTGCCCTTGAATCCGGCAAACATGTTACCGGGTAAGGCAGTCAAACCGCTCAGAGCTTCAGGAGCTGGAATCCAGTAGCGGGACGGCAGCACCTCAGCCAGATCAGAATCAGCCTTAGTATCGGTGTAAGAAGTCTCTTCTGCCTGCACTTCAGACACAAACTGGAACTCGGTTGTTTCCGTCCCGGTGACAGTCCGGTAGATACGCATCAAGCTCACGGGCCTGTAACCTGCTGCGGATGAATTCATACCTGAGATAGTGACTGTCTGCCCTTTCTGCACCTCCACATTTTGTGATGGAGCTGATGGCGGTCCCTCTTCGCCCAGATCGGAAACAAGAGTGTAAACATAAACACGGGAAACAACTTCTGCGCCGTCTTCAGGAGTCCCACTAACTGCAACAGCAGGAGCTGCAATAGGAGCTGGTACGCCTAGAACATAACGATTTACCAAAGAGTTCGCGTCTGTTTCATCTTCTGAACAGAAGATAAACGCTCCCTGTGCGTCAGTTCCATAAATCCGTTTCTTTAAATCCCCGGCTATCGGGCCTTCACGCAGGGTCACTCGCTCCGGCCAGGTCAACCATTCATCACGATAACGAAAAATAGTGGTAGCCTTCCCCGGCACAGAGCCAACCAACCCCGGCCCTCCAAGAGGACGGATCTCGCCGGACTCCAGCAAACAATTTACGGCTTTCTCAGCCTGCCCCTGCTCCAGCAAATGAAGAGCAAGAGCTGGTTTCATGCCGGAAAAAACATTAAGCTCAAACATGACAAACCATCAGGATGATACAGGCCAGCCGTCCCAGCCTTCAATATTCAGTATGGAAAGAGCATCCCGGTCCATGGACTTGATCTCGGCTTCCAGAACGTTACTTGCATCACGCACGGCCTTGACCTTTGCGGTAATCTCCGGGTCAGGATCGGCAATGGCGTTAATCTGCTTCCAGATAGGCGCAATGGCGAGAATACGCTTTTCTGCTTCCTGTTTGGATTCGGCAACCATGTTCTGCCGCACGGTTTCCGTTGGAATCTCAACCACCGAATAATTATAATCCACCCGGTCAGCCCTGACGATGGTGCTGTACTGCCCGTGCATCTGCATCCGGGGATTGATAGGCGGCTTATTGATCTTAGCCGCTACGATTTTACCGCCGGTGCGTTCCGCCTCGCGTTTCATTTCCTCAGTGGGCAGTCCATCTATCTCGGATGCACCACAAACCGCTACGCCGTCTTTAACAATTGTATACATGGTCTACCCCGCTATAATCTTTTTAAAGTTACCCGCCGCCGGAGAGAGGTTCTTTGTAAAAAAGAATGCTAAGCTATTCTGATTATCTACGCGCATAGCCTTCTGCCCGGTATTGGAATCAAAAACTGTCACCGGATCGCCGGTCCACCAATCTGTGCCGTCATAAACCATGACCTCTGCCTGAGCATTGGAAATTCCGTAAACGATAACAACGGTTTCCTCATTGGGCGAAGCCAGAACAGGACGCACGGCATTGTTGCCCGCTTTGGTCAGGAACTCATTTCCAGCAGTCCAAGCACCACCCACGCGGTTAAAGACCTTCCCGCGAACCCGGTCGTCAGATAAATCCCCTTCGTAATAGGAGAGCACAAAACGGTCGGCGGACATTTTAATCAGCTCCAGATACTGTGCTGACTGTGCAAGGGATTCATAGCTGGTGATCAGCTGGGCATCGCCCCATGCAGAAGAGCTGTCCGCCCTTGAAAGGGAATAAAGCTTCACGTTGAACGGGGGACCGCCGTAGGAGTACGCGAAAATGATTTCATTCTCGGACATGCCCACGATTGCGGTTTCGCTGCCGTTATTCTCAGTGCCGACAAAAAGTTCCTTCTTGGTCAGCACGTTGGAAGTATTGGACGGTCTGGTGATATCCGAAACGACCGTGCGGTAAGTGTTTGCGGAACGTTCTTCCCTATAAATACAAGGCGTGCCCAGTTCGTTACCTTCAGCAGCTTTGACACTTCCGAGGTAGCCGTAACTGGAAAGAGGAATCCCCGAACCGGACACAGCCCAATCAGCCTCGGTTGCGCCTTTGGCTAAGAGCCTACAAGCTACCGCTGCGTCAAGGTTAGGGTCAGGATCGAAAAAAGCCAAAACAGAGTTAAGTCCCATCGGAACAAGAGCAGAAAGACCGTTGTTATTCACATCAACCGGGCTGACATCAAAAGGAGTTGCGGCGGAGAAATCAGCAGCTTCCGCACTGCCACGGGTGAGGGCCGCACACTTAAGGGTAAGCCCGGAACCCAGACGAAAAGCGGTCAAAAAGCAGGTATCCGAAACCTTGCACAGGGACAGGTTGTAAGGAAGATCCGCAAGGAAGGAATTAATCTGACTGTCCAGCGCGGCGGTGTAATCTTTCCAGACGTTGAAGGCTTCCGCGCTGGTGAAGGAAATCATGGAACTGGCAATGTCGTAGACCAGCGCGCCATTACTCATCCTGACTTCTCGCCAAAGTTTGTAAACGGTATTTACGGCCATACCCTTTGGAATTTTCCAACTATTCTTATTCACTATGTCATCGATGCTGGATACAACAGCGTGGGCTTTGGTTCCGTCTGGAGAAACGAACCAACTGGTGCTGACATGGTTGAATGCCGCATCACTGGCAGTTGCAGTACCGGCCGTAACCGTAGGAGTCTCTTTTACCCCCACTGCTCCATCAGCAAGACTGTTTATCTCAAGACCGTCAATGGTAAACGGGCAATCTGTGACCAGCACCGAATGAATTGCCGGCTCAGATACAAACTCACCAAGTCTGCGTCTTGAAATCCGTATTTCATGATTTTCATCAGCTTCAACTGTTCCCATAGTCCAAACAACAGTACTGCCGGAGACTTCAGCGGAACCAAATCCGCGCACATCCAATTCATATTCATTCAGGAGTTCTTCAGAATGATCATCGATTGTCAGGGTAATAACTGACCTTTCAACAGCGGTATCCGGTCCGCTAAGCAGCGGAGACGGAGTTTTATATCCCTGCAACTCTGAATTGGTCAGCGACCGTTTAGCGAGGGCATTCGGATCAAGGCCGGCTTCAACCAGCTTAAGTGCTTCAGGAACAACAGCCTCTTTCACATGGACGGTTGTAACTTCATCATCAACGGATACGTAATCAACAAAACCGATATCAGTACCAGAGTTAAACCTGAGAGCCCTGTTTTCCGTAAAGAAGCCTGTGAAATCACCGGTAAGGGTAAAGCTTGTTGCTGTTGCATACGTGGAAAGAACCAGCTCACCAGCGACATCTTTCGGACGCATCCAGCATTCCCCGGCCATCTCTTCCCACGTTCCGGCAGTCATACGCAGATCAATGCTGGCTCCGACAGGGAAAGCCAGAGCTGTAAATCCTTCCACACCCCGGACGACAGTAAGCTTGTTACCGTTAACAGCTGTCACCCTGACCAACTCTGTTGCTCTGGTAGCCCGGTTGACCACGGCACAAACGAAACCATCCCCTTCCAGCAGATTCGGAAACACTCCGGCATGCTCAGCAGGAATAGTAAGCTCTGTGGCCACATCATCAATTTCAGCTGTCAGATAACTTTCAGCTAAGCTCTTCAATGTTATCATCGTTACCCCTTAAATGTGATCGCCGGGCCTATGCCCTGACGCTTGACCAGTGAGTCCGCTATGGCAGAACTGGTGGATGTAACCGTGGCCAGGATGTGCATCATATGAAACGGTTCCGCGAAGATGTCAGACCGACTCACGCAATCGCCAAGGTCATACGAATCAAGATTTCCCGTCGCAGACACGGCGGACCCACTTTGCAGCAACGCAGCTCCTTCGACTTCTAAGTGACAGAACCCTCCCCCAAGAGAGAACTCTGAAACTCCGCACCCGCCAACGCAGCCTGAAACAACCACAACTAACCGTCCTCAACGCCCAGAGTTTCCAACCGGATATGAAAAGTATCGCCCATGTAAACCATGCGCCCCAGATTGAATGCACCGAAGTAAAGGACATTGCCGTTTGTCTGGGCATCAAACAGGGCAAAATGAGTGACCAGCCCTACATCGGCTGTGAATTGCGGGAAATTGATTTCGCTGGTGTTTTTGACGAGCCCATTCACCGGAGCTGTTCCGAAAGTCGCTCTTTGACGGACGTAGTTGGAAGACTCCGGAAGCTCTTTCGCAGCAGGAAGATCCCCGGTCCTGAGAGCAGTCATCACCGCTGCGTTCTTTTGCTCTTTAACTTCAGCAGAATCAGTTTCAATTATTCCGGAGCAACACAGCCCCAGCCAGATGGTAGCCGGAGAAACAAAAGGGATATTGCGCAAGACATGGTCTGCCAGCTTGTTTTTAAGATATTCAGATTTGCAGGTATTCATAAAAACTCCTTAAAAGAATGAAGGGCTGTTGATTTCCTGTTTACATTCAGTCCCGCCACGCATCTCCCTGATCCGGATCTCAGCCTTGCCGGCATTAAATTCAGCCTGCTCAAGCCGGGCTCTTGCCGGATCGGACCACGGCTTGTCCGGGACCATCATGAGCTTGGCCTTGGCTCCTGAAGCGATTATCTCACCATGGTAATCAAGCAGAAATTTCGGGCAGACATCGGCGGTCACGTAAGGCGCGAGAATATTCACGGTCTGGAGCACCGCTTCTTCATCCTCGCGAGGACAGGGGACAAGCCGCACAACACCGGGTTCTTCAACCTTGAAACTATCGGGAACTCCCGGTTCGTCGCGCACAACCCGGTCATCAAGGGGAATCAGAATTTCACCCCGGAAGTAAACTTCAAGAGTGCTGACTACGGTAGTTTTAGGAGGGGGTTCGAACACGTAACGCCATTCACCCTTGTAGACGTCCATGAGATCGGAAGAGTGTCGCCAGACACGGGAATCCTTGCAGAACCGGATGGCTGCACTGCGCAGTTCCGTAATAATCTGCGGAACCGGGCAGCGCGGCAGGGAGTTCCCCACCAAAGGAAGAAACGCACGCCAGCCGACAGTAAGTTGATTAACCATTCTTCACCTCACTGTTAGGACTGATCAACAGACGGGCCTTAGCTTCTTCCCCGATAGCGACATACATCTGGCGCAGGCATTCCATGCCCTTCTGCCAGCTGCTTGAGGAAGAATTGCTACGGGCCCAGCAACGATAAAGCACGTAATCTTCCAGCGGATCAGCAAAGATATCCGGCACAATCAGCTTCTGCTCCAGAGATTCAAGCTTCGGAGGCCTGCGCGAGAACTCCAGTTCCACTCGCACTCCGGCTGCGGGAGCAGGAGAAACCCAGAATACGGTAGGAACCTTTTCCTCAAATGCGTAGTTATCAATGACTTCGGAAGGAGGCTCCCCGTGCCAGGCCAGATTGATCTCATCGAGGGAAACACGATCAACCGGGGTAATGGCCATTCCCGGAGAACCATCGGCATTGATGTTCCTGACCAGACCGATAAAACGGCCCTGATCAGGAACATCCTGCCGAGTAGAACCGGAGGTAAGTTCAACCCGCTCCACCACAGAACTTGCGTCCGGCCGGAGCATGACCAGGTGACGCTGCGCCTTGGTGATAAGACCAAGTAAAGTCTTATCAGCCCAGCGCACACCATCAGGGTCATGCAGGGCCTTACGCAGATCGGTGATGATTTCCGAAGCGATCATCAGTCGACTACCCGGATGTTGTATCTGGGAACCTGACGCTCCCGGTAGTTAACGCCGTTGCCGTCACCACCATCAGCGATTTCAAGTGCAGTGTATGACGCATCCCTGAGAACCTTGTAGATCGACATGGGAACGGACACATCAACACCGCGCTTAATCTGGAAGGGGACAGCATTTACGGATGCAAAAACATCATCCTTATCGTCATCACCTTCGCCCTCGGCAATGTTAATGGTGACTTTCTCTTCATTCTGGAGCCGCTTAAGTTCAGACTTTTCAACCTGTGCCGCATGCTTATCAAGCTTGCGGTTTTCGGCCTCAAGTTTTTCACGGGCAGACTTTTCAAGGCTCAACTCACTTGAGAGCAGGACATTTTCACCTTTAGCCTGCTGGAGAGCTTCATCCTTTTCTGCAAGCTGTTTGCGAAGATCTGCGACTTCTTCAGGACTCAAGGTTTCAATCTTGCCCTGATCTTTGGATTCTTCCTTTTTACTCATTTCAAATCACCCCTTATGCTTCCGGAGGAATTTCAGTAACCGCAACTTCAAGGCGGACAAGCCATGCGTCATTAAGAATGGCACTGGCATAGTAAGTTATCCAACCGACACTACCCCGCTGACCGAGTTTGTCGCTTTTACTGGGGGTCTCGGGGTTCACAACCTTGGGAACAACGGATTCCTTACCCTTGAGAGCCACATCACCGTAAGCATCGGCTCCGAAAATGTAGATAGGGTAAACATCGGCGTTGGTTCCGGACTCGGAAAGCATCTCAGTTCCAGAAGCAGCTTTTGCACCACCGGCATCGACAAGAGGCTCAATGGAAGTTGAAACCACGTAACGGACGTCTTCAACCTTACCGATCTCATTCTCATAAGGAGTAAGCTGTCCGTATTCTTCCACCGGAACAAAACCGGGCATTTCACGAATATCAGATTCACAATCGGAATGAGTGATTCCAATAAAGGAAGCGGCAACAGCTTTTGTTCCGTACTTGACGCTGGAAGACATGACCTTGGTTACTTTGCGGGCCTTCTGCCGCTTAAGAGCACGGGTTGCCAGCCTCTGCACACTCTTGGTGATGGGCTTAACAACCGTTCCACGGGATGTGCCGCCGGAATAAATGACGTTAGTCCCGGCACCTACAGTTCCTCCCAGAACCATATCGAGAGTCTGCCCGGCCTGTTCACCAAGAATGCTCATGGACTCCTGAAGAACGGGATCTTCGTGAGTATCCTGAATCACATCAGTCAGCTCGATGTAATCACCGTACTGCTTCAGGGTAGCGGTAACGTCAGTCTTGGTAAGCTTCTTACCGGCAGGTGTTACACCTTCAACCAACGGAACAGTTGCCGGCGGAAGAGCGTTGTACCTGCGCCACTTAACAATCTGCCCTTTGTTCTTGGGCATCTTGAGAGACTGGGCAAATCTCCCGAAAATATTATAATTGTCCGCCCTCTTAAGAAAACCGGGAACTGAATATCCGGCTGTTCTGGGGCTGATATCGCCATACATGGTAGTTGTCATTTCAACTCCTATTCTTCAGCCGCTGCGGCATCGAACGCACCTTCAAAATCATCCTGATCAGGTCCGCGATTACCGCTCACAGCCTTACGTTTTCCGGACGGTCCGATAAGATTTTTGGCCGCTTCTTTAGCGACCTTATCTTCTCTAGTCCCGGACGTTGCTTCTTTGTATCTGGTCAACAATTCGGACACCTGCGCAGCATTGCCGGAAGCCTGCACCTGCTTGGCCTTGAGAGCTTCATTGTAAGGAAGTGTTTCGACCCAGTTGTTAAACCCGGCATTAAATTCTCCGAGCTTTTCAGGATTACCGCCCAGCTGCACGTAATCGGGATGAGCCTTGCCGATCTCAGCATAATGTGCCTTGCGCTGATCCTGCTCATGTTGACTGATCACCGCATCCACACGGGGATTCACCTGCCGAAGCAAATGCGCTGATTCCAGAAGTCCCACCACGGCCTCAGGACCGAATTCAGTCAAGTTGGCCCGGTAACGCTGACCCTGCTCTGAATCCTCCAGCAGAATATCCCTGTATTGCGGATTAAGACTGAGAATTGCCTCAGCTTCGGCTTTGATGTCTTCAGGTATTTCTACCAACGCAGGGGAATCATCTTCAGACTGCTCCTGTCTGCCGAAGTACTGATCCAGAATATCCCGGCCTTCGGCCAGCGGGTCCACGTCTTCGCTTCCACGCAGTTCTGCGTCATCAGTGTCCGACGAATCCGGATCTTCCCCGGACTCATCCTCTTCAGGTAAAATCTGGTCTGAAGCGGACCCGGCATCAGCCTCAAGGTCCTCATCTTCGGACAGGGGGTCACCCTCACCCCCGTCTTCGGCTCCGAGATCCGAATCATCAGAGACTTCCAGTTCATCCTCATTCAAGGAATCATCGGTAAGCTCGTCACCTGACTCAGCTGCTTCAAAGCCGCGTTCAAAATCAGTCATTTCCTGCCCTTCAGTATGGAGATTGTCTTCAGCCATCATTTCCTCCTATGAATACGGATCCTGACTTTCCTGCTTTTTAGGAGCAGCAGTCAGATCCATTAAAATATCCTGATAAGCCTTGATTCTGCCCTGCAATTGCGGAACAGCATCCACATGGGCATTGACCAGATTTTCCGTTTCTTCCCGCATGCGCAGTTGAAGATATTCGCGGAGCAGACTTACGGCAGCCCCACCACCTTCAAGAATTGCTTTTGCTTTCATCTGGCTAGTCATCATCTTCAGCTCCTTCGTTAAATCCGTCTTCAAAGCTTCCTGCGGTGTCGATACCCAGCTTGACCAGCTGCAACTCAATGTGCTTGTCCTTGCCGTCCGGTTGCGCTCTGGCTCCACAAACAAAAGCCCTGGCTTCAAGCTTCACTGTAGAACCGACCTTCAGCTCACTGGGCTTTAGCCCCAACTTGGAAACAACCTCATCATCAAGACTGAGCCGCAAGCCCCACGGAAATTCTTCATGTTCCGACTCAACGACAGCTGGCGACCCCTTGCCCTTCTTCTTTTCCGGCTTATGCCGCATGTCCACGAGCTTCATGCGGACCTCCTTCCGGCATCAATGCACCGGCCTGTTGCTGGAGCATGGACAGCAAATGTTGCTGAACATCCACACCCTTATTTTTCAATTCTTCAACCAATGCTTGAATATTTGCCCGTGCTGTTTCGGCCAGACGTTCACGTTCCCAGCTTTGCTTTTCTCGTGCTGAACGCAGCACACCGTCAGGCAAATCAAGGTTTTTACAGATTTCCTTGATCAGCTTTTCGTCATCGATCCAGCCTTCAAAACGGGGATTGTCGGTGATGGCCGCAATGGTCTGCATGCGTTCAAGCTGCACTTCCTTGGCCATGAGCACGGAAGTTCCGGTAGCAATGACTTCAAAGTCACCCTTGATGTCCTGCCGGGGATTGAACTGCATGTTCCAGAAATACATTTTCTTGAAGAACGGACGGGTAATGTTCTCATCATGAGATTTGACCAGATCCTTGAGAATCTGGTGCGCTGCTCCAATGAGCATGGAAAGCCCACGGGCAGTCTTGCCGGCTCCGCGCATCTGGGAACCGTCACCGCCCATAAAGCGCGGCACAGACATATCGTCCACCATGTCGTTAAAGACCCGGACCAGAGCCATGAGCTCGTTGGTGTAGGAAGGGACAGAGAAAAATTTGAGAGCTTTGTTCATGTCTTCCACAGAACGGAAAGGCCAGAACTTGAAAGCATAGATGTCGCGCGGATCTTCATCCTGAGTAAACGCGCTCATGTTAGCCGCAACCTGCGGTCCGCATGAAACAGAGGCATTATCCAGCAGCATGCGCATAGCCGAGTTCAAAGCCTTCTGAGGATGACGCAGCAGCTTGGGCAGGCCATCCCCCCAGATTGAATCTTCATCTTCCACGAAGTAATCAAACTGATAAGGAATGGTCGCGCCCTCAAGGGGATTGATAACCGCCTTGATGACCTTATCGCCCAACATCCAGACATTAGCCGGGAAGATCTCGGAAAGATCTTCGTCTGGAATCTGGATGCCCACGGATGCAAGCTGATCTCCGGTCAAAGTTCCCCAGAACTCATAGACCCGGTAACGCTTATCCATCTTGCGGGTTTCACCGCTACCGATTTTCTGTTGCAGCTTCAGGGCCTTGTATGAGTCCAGATCGCCATCCTTATTATCCAGCAGGTAGGCACGGATAACGTCTTCCTTAAAACCGGGGAACTCCTTTAGATCCAAGACTTGCTGGCGGTTGTAGATATGGTCCTGAAAAATATATTCGCAATCCCCAAGGCGAGTCGCATTGGCGTCAGGGTATGCATTCCAAACTGAGACATCTTCATAAAATGGACGCAGCTCTGTGGATTCAGTTTTCTGCAACTTCCAGCTACCGTCTTCGGTAACGGCGTATGCTTCACGAAATTCTTCACGGACCAGCGGCCCCTTCAAAATTCCTGTACCGTACTTAAGCTTCTGTTCTGCCACGGACTTACACACCGAGCGGTATGATTTGCGACCGGAGCCGCCCACCAGCTGGTCGGAGATCTCTTCGCACATGGCGGAACAGGAATCCTTAGCCTTTTTATCCAGCAGCTTTTCAAGCTGTTCCGTGGAAAGCTCCGCACCCTGCATGGCGGCCTGCTGCTGGTAATGAGCGACAACCGAAGGATGCAGCTCCGGTCTGGGCGAAGGCTTGAGATCCCAATTGCGTTCATCGGAAGCAGGAAAAAGGAAATCCATAACCTGAGTAAGCACAGTATTCAGCTTAACCCGAGTAGCCGGCACGTACATCTTGGAACGCTTGATCTTCTTGAGATCGTCCTGCTCATATTCGCTTTTGGTCTGCAAATAGTCCTTCATCCATTCTTCTTCCTTGGAAGAACGGGCAGACTCCGCTTCACTGAAAAGCGTCTTTATGAAAACACCGAGATCCTGACTCATGCTGCCGCCTTCGCAGCATTGCGCGGTCTGGATGAAAACCACCAGCCAACAGCAGCACTGGACATGAAAACTGTATTGGTCACGATATAGCGGACCATTTCATTGGCTGTGTTCGGATCAACCAGCACATTGTTATCGGAAAGATAGCCAGTGAAATGCTGATAGGTGGACCAAGTTACCCAGCACAGAAAAGCTGTCATAGTAGGCCGGGTAATGCCACGCACAAAATCTGCCACCACAAGCAGGAAATCTGCCCAAGTGGCCTCTCTGCCTCGTGAATAAGTAGCCACGTCATGCGCCAGCGAAGCCTGATAATTCTGGCCGTCAATGATCGTTTCAGTCATGGCCCGGTCTTCGCGGGCCTGCTGAACCTTCACATCACCTTCAGCGCGTAGCCTTTCAATTTCCTTGTCGGCCATGACCATTTCCTGCTGGTGCATCAGGGCCAAAGTCTTGCGCTTCTGCCATTCGCTGATCCAGCTGGAAATTCCACCAAAGACGTTCTGAAAAATTGTAGCCACGCCCCCGGTCCCGATACCGAGCAATGAGGAACCGATAATATCAAACATCGAAGCATCAGCCATGATGCGCCTCCCTGATGTCGAGCAAAAGATTGCGGCCCAGTGTGGCCTTTAGGAATTTGCGGAAAGTTCGTTTTGAATTGCCCACGGCCAGCTGCCCCCAGATCTCGCAGACGCAGGAACCGAGCAGGACGCAACCGAGAGAATGGGATTTGAAACCCAGAGACTTATCGCCGGCCACGTTGCCCCAGTGAATCTGAACGGCTGAACGGTCCGGCACATCTTTGAATTGATAAACAAAGCTGTTCCAGTGATTGGACCAGCGGGGAAAGAGAAGATAGGTGTCCACCGGAACGCAGGAAATATCAGTCTGGTTCTCGCGCCACGGGAGTTCCATGGAATAGCTCTGGTACTGGACTTCGGAAATGGTCAGCACACCGATAGTTCCCTGATCGGTATATGGACGGCGCAGGAGTGTGGCTTCAAGAGGTGGAAGTTTGCGCATCACTTAACCACCGCATTGAAATGCCGCACAACAGCTGCACCGAGAAAGAGGATTAACGCTGTAGCACTCAGCTTAAACGCCAGCATCCAAAAGGTATTGCGCCCTTTCACCACACATCCCATGACCTTATGGTGCTCACGCATACGCTCAATACCCTTGGCGTGTTCTCCATCACCAAGATCTTTGACCATGCCCATCAAATGACTGACTTCTTTAACTGCTTCCGGCTCCAGCTTGCAAACACCGTTACCGGTATTCTGCAAGCCGATAGCTATGCCTTCAGCAACAGCAGCAGTAATTTCTTTCCGAAGTTCCGGATCAAGAACAGAATCACCCACAACAAACTCCCTAAGGGGGTGTCCATACCTAGCCGACAGGCACGGACACCCAGCGAGGTTATAAAGGCAAAAACAAAGCCTCCATACTTACGGGATTCTGTAACACGGGGTTTTGGGGTGAGGACGTGAGAGATCGCCACAGATCAGCAGAGATCAGTGGGGAGGGGGTTGACAGGGTTTTAAAGAGGGGTTGTTGTCTGCGGTATAATTGGATAAAGAAATGAAGATAAAATATTATTCCAAGGATATAAATAATGGAAACTAAAGACTGGATAATCTTAAGCATCACAATATTAATCCCAACTTTCATTTATCTCTATCACAAACTCCCAAGAACATACTATTTCTTTTACAACTATTCTGGCCTGAGAGCAATTTTTGAAAAACTACATCCACCAACTGAACAAAAAGAAAACTTTCGCAAACCGAGCACATTCATATTATGGACGATAAGCATTTACGTAGCAATATTCAGCATAGCATCAGCCAGATATGACCGAGCTGTAAACTTATATGAAATGCAAATTGCTGCATGGCAAACTCAGATGTCTACTAGTTTTAGAGCTCAAGCTTGTGCAAACCTGACTAGCATTCAAAAAAACAAAGTCCCACCTAAAGCAGAAATATTACTTTTTTGGGACACGATAATGTCTCTCTTTGTACAAGGTAAATATAAAGAAGGTGAAAATACGATCATTCAAACACTACAGGCATACAAAAAGGGGCTTTCTAATGCTCAGTTTAAGAGTATTAAATTACCAAATATAGATTTGAACAACGCCAATTTAAATAGTTGCGTCATTGATAATGTTCACTTGCAAAATTCAAATTTATACAAAGCAAACTTAAAAAATAGTAAAATTGACAATGTTGACTTTAGCAATGCATATTTAACCTGCACAGACTTCAGCAAAAGCGAAATATACAATACAGAATTTAAAAAAACAAGCATACACATAGCAACATTAACAAGCACAAATATTTATAATTCTTCATTAAACAACTTACATATTGACTCAACAAATTTTAATAATTCCTCGATATCCAAATCAAGTTTCTCAAACTCACACATAAAAACGTGTAACTTCAGTGACTCAGTTTTAACTGGCACCTCTTTTTACAATTCCACACTTGAAGATACAATGTTCTTCAACACAATTGCAATACACTCAGACTTTAAAAACACAAATTTTATCTCACCAATGTTGGACAATGCAACAATTATATTTTCAGACATGCGCAATGCGACATTCACAGAAACTTATACTGGCTCTACTAATAATACAGAAAACATGGTTAATAGTTTACTATATGCGCATGAATTGACTGCAACCAAACTCCCAGCACCAGTTGAAACAATTCTCAGAAGACTAAAACCAGAACTATTCAAAGATCCACAGCAATCCTTTAAAACAAAACTTGAACATCTATGGTCTGATGTCAAAACTTATGCACCAGAACTTGACATCCCTCCTCTCCCTTGGGCCTATCATTACCCCACTCCCAAAGCCCAGCCTTCTGCGCCAGACGCGGACGGTGCATTGTGATTTCAAAAACAATCAGATAAACATATTTTTCATGGAAGCATACATCACATCCCACATAGGAATCATAATCCTGATCCTGATCTGGAACTCACCAAGACCATTTTACTGTCTATACCACTACTCAGGGGTACGTCTTGTTGTTGAAAAAATATTCCCACCCAGCAATGCTGTGCTGAATGCAGACGAGTATGTGAAACCTAGTAGCTTTGTACCGTGGGCTATCAGTGTCTATTTTATAATATTTGGGATTGCTTCAAATAGGTATGAGCGAGCTACTAGCTCCTACGAAATGCAAATAGCTACATTTCAAACACAGATGGCTACAGGATATAGACATATAGCGTGCGCTAATCTACACAATATCCAAGAGAATAAAGTTCCACACAACACAGATTTACTACGATTCTGGCACACATTTTACTCTCTTTTTTATAACGAGCACTACAAGACTGGACAACGTATGCTCGTTAGCACAATCGAAACATACAAAAACACTCTAAGAGAATGCAATCTATCCTTAGCGAACCTTTCAGGAGCAGACCTTTTTAAAGCCGACCTTGAATCGGCGAACCTCACTGGGGCCAATCTTGTAGGAACCTTCCTTGCAAACGCCTTCCTTTCAAGAGTCAACCTTTCAAGGGCCGACCTTTCAGGGGCCCTCATTTCAGGGGCAGACTTTTCTAGAGCTCGTCTCTTGGAAGCCAATCTTTCAAGAGCCTATCTTGTAGATGCCTTCTTTGAAAATGCCGATCTTTCAAGGGCTGATCTTTCAGGGGGCAACCTTTTAGAAACTTACTTTCGTAGAGCGAACCTTACTGGAGCGGACCTTACTGGAGCGGACCTTACTGGAGCGAAACTTACTGGAGCGGACCTTACTGGAGCGAAACTTACTGGAGCGAAACTTACTGGAGCGGACTTTACAAGGACAAAACTCAAAAATGTTAATCTCGCTGACTCTAAAAATCTTTACAAAGCCAAAATTCCAGCCAGAATAGAAAAAGAACTCAGAAAAACCCACCCTCATTTATTCATAAAACCAGATTGGTACCACGAAAAATTCTGGAAGTACGAAGCACCCTATGAAAACTAGCACCCAACCTCCCCACCAGCATACTCCTTAACCCACTCCCAAAGCTCAGCCTTCTCCGCTGTGTACTTCCCCTCAACACGGCGGATAGGGCAACCTTCCTTCTGCGCCCAAGCGCGGACGGTGTTGCGCCCTACTCCGAAAATCCTTCCGATGTTCTCTAAACCCGTAACAATCTCAACAGGCCGCACCACCATATCAATACCCCCCTGCTGAATTGGTAAGCCCGGATGGACGCACAGAATCCACAAATCCCGCCCCAGCACTTTCCAGATCCAGCCCGGCCAGCGCATAGAGCATAGAAGCCACTACCGGATATTCCTCCAGCTTGCGGCCCAGATCATCACGCCCGAGGGTGTTGTACTCCAGCACGGCCTGTGATTCCCCGAAATAGAGGGTCTTGATATTCCGGGTCCGTCGATCCACCAAGCGGTCATAATCGCGGAAAGTGCGGCTACCGTTCATAGCCGGAGGCGAAGCCAGATCCAAGGTCGGTACGCGCAGCCTATGCCGCCGATCGTTGAACATATGCACCAGCCGCGTAGCAGCATGAGTCAACGGAGTACGCCAGATATCCACTTTAAGCGCATCCTGCAAAGCCGCCATTTCGCGGCAGAGGGTTTCGGTGTCTTCATCCATAAATTCCACCACCACATCCACCCGGTGCTGGTCAGTTCCATGAACGGGATCCTTGTGCTCTGCCAACACGGTGATCCCTCCCGGCCTTACGTCATACGTCCATGCCACGCCGCCTGACACCCTACGGTACACAATGCCGGTCACCGGGTCTTTCAGGCTGCGCTGCCCGGTCATGGGCGAGGTCACAACTTTCAGTTTTTCAATCAGTCTCATAATTCACCCCTAAGACATGTCGCGGCCTTCAGTTAAGCCGCCCCTTCTGAGAAAATATTCCAAGGCCTGCGTCATCACATCCACCTGATCCTTGTATTTGGAGCCGGGAAAGTGCTCTACCTCATCCAGAAAGACATCCAGCCACTCAGCGGACTCTGGCAACCAGACATTGCCGCCCTCGATCGTATCGGCTACCGCATTGGCCCTGTTTTCCTTATCGCCCCCGGTCACTGCCCAAGGCACGACCGGGAGCTTGGTTTCGTCCTGCAAATCCTGAATAACGCTGATCCCGCTGGACTTGTCCTCAATTACGATCGCGGAGGCCTTGTGAATCGCGTACCGCCTTTTAATTGTGCGCTTCAGCTCCGGGTACTCCATCTTCTTACGGATCAGATCCAGCAGGTAGTAGCCGTTGTAGGCCTCGCCCCAGAGCTGCCCTACCGAATAAGCGGCATTGGCATTCTTCTTCTGGGCCGTGTCCCAGTGCTCGACAATGCGGTTGAATTTGGGAAGCTTGGTATACCGCTTGAACCAGTCCACCTGAAAGATTGCCCCGCCCTTTGGAACCGGACGCTGCTGGAGCTGCCCTGCGGCCTCAGTAGGTGAAGAGAAAGAATTTTCAATATGAGTCAGGGTTTCCTCGTCAAAACGTTCCGGCCAGAGCAGCTGCCCTTCCTCTTCACGGGGATCTTCGAAACCCAGTACCGTATGGAACTTGTTACCCTCGTACCGTGCCGGCAAGCAGAGATGGGTATAACCGCCCTTCTCCAGAATATGGCCGCTCAGATCCTGCTGGTGGCCGCGCTGCATAACAACTACGAAAGCCCCGGTCTTGGGATCATTGAGACGGGTCTGCATGGTGTTGTCCCACCAATCCAGCACTTCCTTACGCTTGGCATCAGAATTGACCTCGGACATGTTGTGGGGGTCATCAGCTACTATGCGGTCCCCGCCTTCACCTGTCGCCCTGCCGCCGACAGATGAGGAAAAGCGGAAGCCCCCGGCCTTGTTTTCAAACTTGTCCTTGGCGTTCTGGTCCCGCTTGAGCTGCACATGAGGCCATGCTTCCTGATACCAGGGCGAAGTCACGATCTCACGGGTCTTCATATTGTCTCGCGTTGAAAGCATGGCCGAATAGGAGCTGAAGAAAAATTGAATCCACGGATTGAAGGTCCATTCCCAAGCCGGCCAGCAGACTGACACGGACAGCGACTTCATGTGGCGAGGCGGCATATTGATCAGCAGCCTTGAAATCTCCCCGGTACTGACCGCCTCCAGATGCTCCACAATGGCCCCGATATGCCAGCCGTCAATAAAGGTCCGCCCCGGCTCGATAACGTGCCATGCATTGCGGATGAACTCTTTCAGCGGCATATCAGGCTTCCCAGTGCCGATGTACTGAGATTCAGCCTGTGGAACCTGCTCCTTCAAATTCATGAGCAGATTCCCCATCAAGCCTTTTGCTTTCAACGATTTACTCATAATGCATTCATGTACACATCCTTGATTTCCTCAGGCTGGACGCACAGGTAATCAAGGGTCTGCTTCTGGCTGGAGTGATTAAAAATTTCCATCAAGGTCGGGATATCCACACCGAATGTTACCCGCTGGTGATAGCCGAATGTTTTCCGCAACGTATGAGAGCCGTATTGCCCCTTCAAATTGATTTTCTCGCACCACTTCTTGACCAGCTTGTTGACGTAGTTCGGAGCCATATGGCCGCCGTTCCTGCCCGTAAAAAGGAAAATCCGTTCCTCGTCCCGGCACTGCACCGCCCAAGGACGCACAGCCTTGATGACAGTCTCATTCAGGGTGATCCGGCGACCCTTGGCTGTCTTCTGCTCTTCAAGCACCAGCTCGTCACCGGCTTTGGCATGGATGAACTGTTCGGCCTCAATCTGGACCAGATCAATGGCGCGGAGATTGGTGTTGATCCCCAGAACGAACAAAGCCAGATCGCGCGGATTGTCTTCAAGCAGCTTTTTCAGATTCGCAATGTCCTTCAGCGAAGTGATCGGATCAACCTTAAGCTTGCTTCCCTTTTCGGGATGATTCGGATTCTTTTTTTCCATTTCCGGCTCCTTTTATTAAAGTCTAAGTTTTAATCATATTTTCATAAAACCAACACTTTAACAAGAGTCTTTTCTAACTAATTTTCAGCAAAATTCGAATAAACAGCTGAAATTTAAAGCATAAACACCATTTTCAGGACTCTAACTTTAATGTAAAAGTTAGACTTTTCGAGTTTGCAAAAAATTAAAAGTTAGACTTTTCCGAACCGCCGATTCCGAAATCCAAAGCCGACCGAGCCGCATTAATTTCAGTTAGCCGGCTGACAATTCGCTGCTGAACTTCAGGTGCTGCGTTTTGAATCTCCTCCAAAACGATGGATTGAAATTCCTCAACCTTCTTGAGCGAGTAAATCTCGCTTTGCATCTTGAAGACGAATTCGAGCTGCTTACGAAGTTCAGCCTGCAACTGGATCAAGAAGCCGCCGAGATCGCGTTTCTGGCCCGCCAGCCGCCGCAATTTTGATTGACTGTCCCGGTACTCCTGCGAAGCCGGATCGCCATGAAGGACAACGTGAACCATCTCCAGCAACTCGCGGCATTGTTTCCCCAGAGCTTCGAGCTGATCAGCCAGTGAAAGCTTGGCATCAATCATCTTCGGAGCCGAGAACAATGCAACATCCTTGGAAACAGCAAGATCAATACGCTTTTTAGCCTTGGAAACAGCTGCTTGAGATACATCAAAGAAATCAGCAGATACACTTTGTTTCCATCCAAGCTCAACTAACTGCTTAATTAACATCTCTTGGTCAATCTTTCCACTCTTATACGAAGGATGTTTCTGCAACTCTTCATGCATAACAATCAACTCACACTGTTATATTTTCACACTGCATTAACTTTATAACTTCAAAACTTAATTTCAACGTGGTTAAAATTAACCTCCGCTTAACCTGCACCAGCAGCAATACGTTCTTCATATTCTGCTTCACTCATTCCCTGCCCGGAATTGGAAGTTAACTCGTTCACTTCCATCTCTTCCCGACTCTGAAACCCACTGCCCAAAACCTTGGAGATGTTATCCGGCTTCACCAGCCATGGAAGACTTGCTTTCCATTCCGGATTCACTTCTCCCATCAGGTAGGGGTAATCCTTCACCAGCCCAAAATACCAACGCCACCACAAGATCCCTTTCTCCGGTGGTCCACCCTCGCACCTGCATTTCCTGACTTTCCTCATCAGGGAATCGGTAACAGCTTCCGGCTTCGGCAAGTCGGGCAGAATTTCGCAAAAGGCCTCCACCAACTCTTCCCCCTCTGGGGGACTACAGGGGGTATTTACGTAGTGAGTAGGAGAAGGAGAAGGGGCATTGCTAAAATCGACGTCGGGCATATTTTTAGGATTGCCATTTTCATGCTCCTGCATTGCTTGGGCATCAGGCTTATCTTCAGACTGGTCCGAGCTTTTCTTTTTATCCTTATCATCCTGTTTTTTATCCTTTTTCCAACGCGCAGCAGCGGCTTTCTTGGCCTTCTCCGACCGCGCCCGAGCTTCAGCGGCCCAAGGCTGCATATCGTCCCACTCACAAATAAAGAAACGGTCTTTATCTTTACCTATTATTTCAAGGTCTAACAGCATCTGAACATAATCAGTGCGGTCCAGCTGAACCTTACAGGCGAACAACAGGTCCTCCTCGTCAAAGTTCTTAGGAAAGTAACCGGAATCACTGGGGTAATGCTTTGCGCAGTAACACATAAGAAAGATCAACCCCAACGCTCCCTCGGCCCCGAACTTTCTCATTATCTTCTGGGTCCGAAAGTCCTCGGCAAACTCAACATCAAGCCGGATGTCAGATACATTTTTAACTCGACCAGCCACACCGCACTCCTTAAAAATTTTTCAGCTTTGCGGATTTATTGCATTGGCAATACTCAAGCATTACCCAAGCAAATTTTCATTCATAACATGTTTAAAAGGTTCAAAAAAAACAGGGCATGCCCTGAAAAATTTTCGGCGACGCCCCGGAATTCACAAAAATTCCGGACCTGCCCGACTTATGCACTAGCTATGCGTGAGCAATGCTAGTGCGTTACGTGGTTAATTCTTGACAATTTGCTTCCTCTTATAGAACAACCTCATAATTATTATTTTTCAAATTTGAGGTTGGCTATGAATAAAGATGAGATGATTGAGCTCCTTAAGACTGATGTTAAAGCATGGAACGAATTTCGCTCAAAACATCCACACGAACCAATAAATCTTGACTTTGCAAACTTACAACAACTCGACTTAAGACATGCCAACTTTTTTAGGGCAAATCTCTGCGGGGCAGAACTCCAAGCAACTCACCTGCAAGAAGCCAATCTCCACGAAGCCATCCTTCACGGAGCTTTTCTACAAAAGGCAAATTTAAGCGGGGCCGATTTAGAACGAGCTGATTTACAAAAAGCAAACCTTCAATACACAATTTTAAGAAACACAATAATGGACCGTGCATTCCTCAGCTTTTCTAATCTGAGAGGCGCAGACCTTGGTGGCTCAAGCCTAATTGACACGACACTCGACGGAACCAATCTTCAGGAAGCACAATTACAAAACACTGTGTTTTACAGAGCTGACATAAGCCATTCAGACTTCCGCAGTTCAAAACTTAAATTTGTTAATTTTAAAGATGCAATCATATCTGCAACAGATTTCTCTGGTGCTTACTTTGAGCAAACATTATTTAGCTCAAGAAATCAGCTAAACAATTTAACGAACCAATTAAACGAAAAACAAATTTCGAACTGCATATTTCAGGACGAACGGAATTTTTATAAAAAACAAGCTACTAAAAAAAACAAAAAAACGGAGTCTACACATCAGCACAGTACAAATTTGCTAAAAATTCATTTCAAAGATCATACACCGTGGACTCCTCGAGACCTCTCTCTCTTTTTAGGAGCACTGCACCTCAGCTACTCCAACGTTTTTTTCTTACTTAATACGGAAGAAGCCAACTTAGACCGAATTAAATTTGTTTTAAAAAACAACGCATATAATCCCCCTCTTGAATATGAAATCTCTGTTAGATACATAAATATTGGTTCCTTAGAAGTAATCATCGGCCTACTAGATAAAGCCTCCAGCTCAAACTTAAGTAAAGTTCTTGCTTCGCTACTTGTTGTAGGCCAGCTTATGAGTCCAGTATCAGAAGCTGTTAATAACTTTGCAGAAGCAGCTTTAAAAAATGAACAAAGGCTTCACCTGAAAACAGCACGCGAAAATGGTCTGGCCATTATCCCCAAAGGTCATATTGCTATTAAACAAGCCCAAAATAACAATCGCCAAGCTGAATTGAACCAGATTCAAAAACATCTAAAAAACAATTCCAATGTAACTAGAATTATCAACAAAATGAACATCGCCAATTCCACAGTAGCGACAAATCCAG